GAATGTAGAGGACTCTCAAGGCAATGTATTAGAAAGCATTATAGCTTATGGGTTTGGCGTTGTCATTCAAGAGAAGTATGGTGCGCTCTCAATCAAAAGCACAACATTGATGCAAGCGGCCTTGACGCTGTCCGAGGCAGCCGCAAACGGGGCTAATTTCATTAGCCTGAGAGCACCGGCGGCAGTCACTGCAAATACGACCTTAATTCTTCCCGATGGAGCGGGGTCCAATGGGCAGGCGTTGACTACGGATGGGTCCGGAAACCTATCTTGGACGACCATAAGCGGCGGCGGCGGTGGAGGAGGAACAAATAATGTCATGAAGACATTTGCTTTCTTTGACAACCAAGTCAGGAACGTTTTCATACCCATGAGCAACGAAACTGAGCACACTACACGTCAAAGGTACAATCGCTTTGTTGCCCCGTTCTCTGGTTCTGTGAAGACCGTGACCTTTTACGGGACTGCCAACAAGAGCGGGGGTACCGGTATGAGTCTAGAAATTCAAAAAATGAATGCAGGTAGCGCGTCGCAATACTCTAGCCTAGAAACTCAAACGCTATCTAGCCTTTCGTCTTATGACTCATCGACGATGACTTTTACGAATAATTCATTCAGTGCAGGTGACACCCTGTATTTCTACTTAACCAACGGCTTCGGTTCAAGCTTCAGCAACATTTCCGGAGCCATACTATTTGAAGTATCATGAGCTGTTTAGAGACCTGGACCGAAGAGACCAAAGAGGATTGCATCGACATGGAACGCATGGTCGCTGTAATTAGTGAAATTGACGATAAACTACACAGCATTCTAAATCGACTTGATCAGATAGAAAATGCAAGTAGAAAGTCAGATTAATTGTACACGCTACTAGACATAAATTTACGCTATGGGCGAGGTGAAATCTTGGTTTTTGAATGCCTTAAATGTTGGATGGCTTACTATAGCACTGCAAGATTTGGTCAACTTTGGATTGGAGGCTATCGGAGTGTGCACGTTGATCTGGATGAACGTAGAAAGGGCTGTTGAAGCTAGGAATAAGAGGAAAGAGAATGAGACGAATTGATTGGGTCGTCATTCACTGCTCTGACACTTTCTCTGCACAAGATATTGGTGTAGAGGACATTCGTTATTGGCACACTAAAGGCAACGGCTGGTCAGATGTAGGGTACCATTTCGTCATCAAGCGTGACGGAACGGTAGAAGAAGGTCGTGACATCAAAAGGGTTGGCGCTCACACATATGGATTTAACAATCACTCCATAGGTATTTGTTGGGTTGGCGGTAAATCTGATGATGGCGGCCCCGAGGACAATAGAACGGAAGAGCAAGAGAAATCCTTGCGAGGAATAGTTGACCGCATGCTATCTGCTTTCCCCGACGCCGTCCTTATGGGGCACAACGACTTCCCCCTGGTCAAAAAGGACTGCCCATGCTTTGATGTATGCGATTGGTATTACGGAAATAAAGAATGACTTTCTATGGGAATTTTCAAGGGAAATCGAAGACCGGACGTAAAAACGGCAGCCCTGAGCATGATATTCAAGTGGCTCTTACGTCGTATATTGAGAATATATCGTCGCCATCTCCGCTCTATTCGGCGACGGTCGGGGGAGTAAGGCTAGCTATGCATACCGCCAAAAAGATGAAGCAGGCGGGATATAAAAAAGGCATACCAGATCTTTTAATATTTGAACCTCGCGGGCCGTATGCCGGACTAGCTATTGAGGTTAAAACCGACAAGGGAAGGCCTTCACCACATCAAAAAGAGTGGATTGCAGCCCTGAACAGTCGCGGTTGGAGGGCAGAGATATGCAAGGGCTTAGATGCCTGCATCAAAGTAGTAGACGAATACTTTGGAAAGGCAGAAGGGGACCAACTATTTGGCCCCCTCCCTTAAACAAAAAAACAAAAATGAACTGTTAGTCACAACTAACGACTGCAATATACATGATTCAATTCGTGTACACAACTGCGCTAGGACTATCTCCCGAGCCAAAAGTAACCGTAAGCGTTCCATTGTAAGACAAATCAACGTCATTTCCAGGTTGGATAATTAAACTAATTGAAGGAGTTCCGCTCAGGGTTATTGCTGCATTACCACAGTTTACGATTCGGCAGACCATGCCGGCAACATCGCCGGTCGCAGTAACAAGATTGGGTGTAAGAAAGGTTGACATTATAGTATGTGATTAGTGACTTTTGTATTGCCTGACTTGGGCACCTCTACAATTGCGCATCCGTGTTGCCAGTCGTTTCTAGGCATAAATTCTGGGTATCGGTCTCCTAAGTGACCTACTACGTGAGTTTGCAGCAAGTTACCAGCGCCATCGCGTGTATAGTGACTGTCTGGACGATGCAAGTGACCGCAAATTGCGCTTCGCTTCATTTTATTAAACAACTTCCTTGCGGGGTCCATGCCGCCTATACCCGGTAACTCATGACCGTGTAGAAAAGAGATGTCTCCGCAATGTATAAATCCTCCCGGAACATATGTAATACCCAAAGACTTTAGTTCCAATAACTCGCTTAATTCAAGCTGCTTTAAACCTTCTAAAGCTGGTGCATTGTCGGTTATATACGCACTGAGTCGGTCCTCATGATTGCCAGGTATGTAGTAAAAGTCCCATCTATGGTCTAAAACCATGAGCCTCAGCAGCTCCTTTGCCATACCTAGCTCATCCTCAATTTCAAAAGCGTCCCTATCCTTTCTATATCGGCTCACCTTATGAAAGTCCAACAGATCGCCTAAAATTATGCAGGTGTCCACCTGAGCTTTCGACCCCTTTTCCAAAGCTTTAGCTACAGCCATAGAGTCGTGGTAAGGCACATGGATGTCGGAAAGAACCAGGATTTTACGTTTCCTGCCCAAACGAATGTCTTTACTATATCCCATTGTATTCCATATGGAAATTCTCTACTAGATTTTCTAAGGTTTCATCGCTGTAATCGACACCTAAGAAAGAGCACAACATTTGCGCCACTTCATATTGACTGTGACTTTCGTTGTTGCTATCGAAGTGACCTGTCGATTTCTGTGTCTGCCAAAGAAGATAATCCCGCTCCGCAGAATTAGTAATTGAACTCAGCTCTATGTTTTTAAAGCCATACCTGTGCCTAAAAAACTCGTCGATGATTTCAATGAATTCCCTGTAGTTACTATTCAAAGTAGTTGGCACCCTACTAGCTTCAGAAGCTTCTCGCATGCGGTCTAGGGTCTGCCTAACATGCCAGGGTTTGCGCCCCATGACGCGAGCAATCATCGAATGGGGCATGTAAGCGTACTCCCGGATGTAAAACTGAAGAGCCGCCCCGCACTGATTGTTTTCACAGGCTAAAGCACCCCTCAAGTCCTCTACGGCTTCAGTGCACTCTGCTTCACTCAAAATAACACAATCAAGAATCCTCTGCCGCATGAAATAATCCTATAACGCCGGATGACCTAGCTAAATGAATGTCAGACAGGGTAAACACAAAACTGTGCTTTCCGCCCCGTTTTCCGACGCAATGCTCTGCTGAGGCTCTCATCCTACCCTTAAATTTCCGCAAAGACCATTGATTATATCCGTTTTTCACGCAGAAAGCCCTGAAGCTAGAGTAAGCCTCATCTTGACTCACCTCAACCTTGCTATCACTATCTAAATCAAAAGAGATGCCCGATTCATTTAACCATGTCATGAAGGGGTCGCCGTCTTGCTGCATTTGATCGAGTTGATCTTGAAGCTTACTAGGGCGTATAAGACCGTGATTCACCTTGATGTGCTTTATAAGTGACTCAGCAAGACACTTGCCAATGGCACCCTTAGCCTGGTCTGTACTTAGCTTGCTTATTAGGTTTGAATCTCTTTCCGTTTCCGGCTTTGCAAAGTTGAACGAAATAATATCGAACCTTCTTGCGACACCCTCATCACTCAATGCGTAACTCAACCCCATTTCATTACTAGCCACTACTAGACTTGCGCGAGGTATAATTTCTATCGGTTCTTGATAGAGTTTTCTAGCAATGATAGGCTCCTTGCTGACAATCATTTTCAGCGCATCCTTATCTCCAATGTTGGCTGAAGCATCTGCGCTTATACAAAGGGTGGCTTGAGCTAGTCGCATGCGGTGCCTACTGTCATCCCTTGTAATTTGTGACAAGTTATCTGTCCGCATCACATTCTGCGCACCTAAGCACCCGCTAATGGCTTCAATCAAGGTGCTCTTTCCTGCACCGGCAGCCCCAATGAGGAGTAAAACTTTCTGAGCCCTCATGGGGTCGTTAGCAATTGCATTACCGAGAACGGCCATGACATAATCTCTAATGTCTTGGTCAGGAATAATCTCTGTAATAAAGCAATCCCAATCTTGACATTGGCATGGGCGAGACCATTGCGCAGGAATGCAATATGTAGCCATGTCCTCCGGCCTGTGCCCAGGCTCGAAGGTGTGTCCTAACGGGTCTAATAAGACCATACCATCGGAAAAGTTTATTCCCTTGCATGCTTCAGCGTTAGGGAATACGGCCTCTGCCTTTCCGTACATGCTAAAACTGCGGTCGAACTCCCTTTGAAAATCGCTAGTCAAAATATTAGCCCTCAATAGACCTGCGCAGCTAGCGAACTGCTTAATTATTTCCCTTTTTTGATGAGCGTCAAATGGATTATAATGCGTGCCTGTCCAAACAACAGCCATCCCGCCAATCTGAACTATGGGCACACCTAAATTGTAGCTCATAATGGGTATAGAGGCTCCAAGAATAGCGGCAGCACTTTTCGCGCTGCACTTCTCCGGATCGTAAGGAACGCCACAAGCCTCCATGACCATGTCCTGGGTACCAACCCTCTCTACAAGGCCAAAAAGTTTTTTTATGCTCTCAGTTGTGGTCTTCATCGTTGTAGCCCTCAAGGGCATTGAGCCTGGTATTCAAAGCATAAATACAAGACTCTAGCAACTCTAACCGTGCAGAGTTAGACAGGCTCTTAAATAAGTCCGACCTAATTGCAGAACCGTAATCGTAGGCTACGTTAATACCCTCACCATCTATAAGGGTGATGCCTGGCATTGTAGAGTCCGTGTTGCTAGGAGCGCCGCCTCCATTCCATCCGCTGAGACACGCCTCTAGGTGGTCCTCAACCATTGTGAAAACGCACAGAGAGTCGCTTTCTCCCTGTGCGTCAACGTTTGCTTTAAAATAAGCGTCCAACGCCTTTTTCAAAGTCCTATAAAAAACTTCCTTTTCCTTCTCCTGCATGTCAGAAAGGTAAGTCTGACCCTGCGTTAGATTTAGTGCTTTGGAAGTCAACAGACTGCGCCTTTGCGTCGTCATGCCTTGGGGCCATGCGGCCCTCATCAGGCCCCCATACCCTAGCATTTCCTAGAATGGGTAGCCGCGTGTCGCTGCTCTCTCTCTCCTCTTGAGGAACGTCGTGGATTACCATGTAATCTTTTTGCCACTTGCTGTCGGGGCTGTTCAGCATTTTCATGCGCAACCACTTTCGTCCCTGCTCGTCCTCACGGATTTGGCTAGGCTCAATCTTGGTTACGTCAATGCTGAAGCTTATCGTCTTCGGTATATTCATCAATGGCAATTTGACGAATCCAAGTGGATAATCTTCGTTGATTGCAACTATATAAATCAACAACCCTGAGTTGATTAAGTTTCAGCATGACTATTGTTTCGTCCCATTCAGCCCGACTCATTTGTAAAAACGAGTCAATCAAATCATTCTCTAATGACTCAGCCGTATGACCCAAAGTGCTGCTAGAAATAAGATGTAAGCAGTAATCAAGAAGACGGTCGGCTTGAGCCGGGCTTGGTTTGTCTGACTCATCACTGAATAGTTCATCAACCCAGGTTAAGTCATTCGAGCTCATCCTCACCCTTCACGCCAATCATGTACATGTCGGCCATCTTTAGTACTGCACGAGATAAGGCTCGCTTTTCGGCCATAGCGATTGGGTAAGAATTGCGATTGTTCTTTGGGCTTACCTCCCCATAAGTCTCAATCGTCAAGGCCGGCCCTGTCAAAATTCTTGGCCGAGCCGTGGCTTTGATAACATACATACCATTCTCCGGTGAGCACAAGCTTGCAATGTGCTCATATGATACGCTGATGTTTAGACTCTTTTGAATCTTCTCAATACCCGAAAGCTTTACGCAAACGAAACCTTGAGGTGCCTTGAAAAAATCGTCCTTCGTCAGACTGTGTTTTTCCGCAAAGGACTTGAATTTAGCTATCTGATCTTCTGTCATAGCATAGTCTGTGCCAACTTGTCAAACATTTCCTTGGAGCGTAATTCTGAAAGCCGCCTGTTCTCAACTTCAGCAGCAAGCACTTCAGTTCTTCGCTGTTGAATCCACAAGGCCGCGTCAGCCTGGCGCAGGAGGTCAGCTATGTGTCGCATAACTTTCTCTCTGCGTTCAGGAATTGACCCTTCATTGGCTTCTAGCCAAAATTCGATTTCATGTGCGCTTACTGCTAGCTGAGAACTTAGTGCTACCTGTTCAGCTAGGGTCATCGCCTTTTCTTCGGTCTCCGGTGATTGCCGTAATCAACGTGTCGAACCAACCGAAAATCATATTGTCGGTTTCTGTAGGAGTCATATTAACCACCACTTTTGCAAAGGCCATAGCAGCCAAGAGCATTTCAGCCCAATTCTGAATGAGAAAATCAATCATTATTCGTAAAAATTACCTGATTTATCAAAGTGTAAAGTCACCGTGCTAGTTAATACCGGATCTATCATTTCTACACTTAGCTTCCATACCGGGGTTCTCCCCTTATCAACAAATATAGGTTCAGCAGTGGCTGTTAAAGAGTGGCCCTCACGCTCAGTAAAGTCCTTTGGTATCATTAACCATAGCTCGTGAGGCACCATGTTATTGTTAAGCATCCACATCATGTCTTTTAACGCCTTAGGCATCTCCCTGCTACGCCGCATATCAAGAGCTAGGATTATCGTCATTAAGGCTGCTGCTACAAGTAATAAAGTCATTGCTCTTTAAGTATTGTGTCTGCTAAGTCTTCAATGTCGGTCAAAATCTTTACACCGTGAGAAATATTAAAGTCTAGTTGCGCCTCTAGGCTCATGGATAAGTAGCGAACTAATCGGTTCCTAGCTACAGCTAAGAATTGTAAATCCCAACCTGGCCCGCCGTTTTTCTCTAGCTCCTTGCAGATGTGGAATATAAACCTAGCCTCATCATCGAGTGGAATGGCCGCCTGAGGTGTGAGCTTGAGCTGCTCGGAACCCATATCGATAACGTATCTCTTGACCCTTTTAATGATTACGTTTTTCCTGTTTATCATATGTTCATGTATTTAGAGTTTATTGTTTTACAAACTTTCATCTTCGTGACCTTCGGGACTTCTAACCATAATAGCTGCCTACCTAACTTGTAATTAGAAAGGCACAGGTCTGAGCCAATACCATACTCACCTAGGTAGGCCTCCAACGCCATGGGCATACCTGAGTCGATATTATTGACCTTGTAAAGGTGAGCGTGGTTGTAACACACATAAAATGTCAAGGCATTCTCTGCCTCAAAGACTTCTACATTAAGCGCCATAGATATTTCCGTTTTTATAGATAGGGATTTTGAGCCACTGTGAAGGCTTGCTCGCCGCAGTATCCTTCAGGCCAATGACATAAGTATATATGTCCTCGCCGTTGATTTTGAATGGTCGAACGTGGCAAGATATTCGACCTGCAACACCATGGTGATGCTCTAAGTATCCAGGACACACTAGCTTCAGGTGCCTCTTTACATTAGTGGGCAACTTCCCCTCCTCAATCCTCTTAGCCTTCTTCACCAAAGATTTTGGCATTTCGGGGAGAAACAGGAAGTCTCCGTAAATACGGTACAATTGAGCAATTATGACGAAACCGATAAAGTATAGCATCACTTGGGGGCGTTGCACATTTCCTTGATGCGCTGATACTTAACGCTCAACGGCCAAGGGCCGGTCGGGAGACCGAGCTTGCGACGACGGTAATAAATGGTGACCTCAGTGCGGCCTAGAGCCTCTGCGATTTCCCATTGGTTCCACCCGTCTGCGACCATTTGCTTTAGGCGGTCGTCCTCTTGAGGTAGGTAGTGTTGAAACTTGTTGTCTGACATGTTAAATTGTAATTAGTGACAAAACTCGTCATAAGCTTTGTCTGTGTTTATTTCTGTTATGTGACCCCCGTAAAACTCCCATCGGCTAGCGAAGGATTCATCGGGTGCGCGCCGGTTTTGACTCCAATATGCCCTGACATACTCGGCCTTCACCTTATGCTTTGCATCAGCGTCACTGATGAATGAGAAGCACGTGATTCCAACACCGAAGACATCAGGCATACGCGCCATATAAAGCTTTGGGGGGTTATCCATGTTGTTGTATTGATTTGAAGATTTGATATGCCACTTGTGGGACGATGGCGTTGCCATATGCTTTCACCGATTCTTTTCTCCATTTTGAAAAGGTGATTCCGTCCAATTCGGAGGGAAGCCCATCATCTCCGCCACAAAGCGGGGATTCAGACGGGAAGGCTTGCCAGCCTCCTGAGCGACGAGGTGATTGAGTTCTGACCTGCGCGTAGGCTGACCTTGCGGCCTCTCCTTTTCCGTCCCGGTATTCCAACACCTCGCCGTTGGGGTCGGAAGGAACTTGCCGTAAACGAGCTGACTCCATAGCGAGGACCACTTCGTGCCATTCCTGTAACCGGCTTTTCGACTCCGACCCCACATCTTTTCCGGATGCTCTATCGTTTCTGTAGCGGTCGGAGTAAGCAATAATCCAAACTCTGTCCCGCTTGTGGGGGCAGTTCGAGACGCTAGCAGCTGGAAGAACGGTCGGGAAGACTTGGTATCCCTCACCTTCCAAATCAAGGCACACCTGGTCGAAAACCATCCCGTCTGACCAACTAAGCAAGCCGCGAACGTTCTCTGCCACGACCCATGCGGGGCGAACCTCTCTGATAACTCTAAGCATTTCCGGCCAGAGATGCCTATCGTCGGATACCCCGGCCCGTTTTCCGGCAGTGCTAAATGGCTGACAAGGGAATCCCCCTGTAAGGATGTCGATTCGACCTGACCAAGGGTATCCGGTGAATTGTTTGATGTCTTCATATGATTGTGAATTGGGAAATTGATGCTGAATTACCTGCCGGCAGAAGTCGTCCTTCTCTACATGGAACAGGTTTTTCCAACCCATCCATTCGGCAGCCAAGTCAAAGCCTCCAATACCGCTGAATAAACTACCGTGATTCATTGTTCTATAAATTCAAAGAAGTCCCTGCTTTCGGGGTAAATACGAAGTACATAATCCCTGCCCATTGAACGGTCGGCGACTTGCCAAACGGCAATCTTCTCTACGCCCCATTTGTTCAAAGCCTCTCCCATCTTGTGAAGTCTATTCATATTCTCCTGTGAATTGCTGTTTTCACTCATCGTCTTTGTGTATTTCGTGCAAGTAGTTGTCTATCAAATTTGTTATGTCCTCGTTCACTAATAGGTAGTACTCTTCGGGCCGCTCCTGAAGCCGCTCTGTCCCGTCTGAATCTATAAAATACACGTCGGAACCAAACTTCGCGGTGACCGCAATCATAGTTAGCTCGTCTACCAACTCTAGGGTTATGCTCTCTTTGTCCATTATTGTTATTTGTTGCTGTTATTAGGTGAATCATTGTGTTCTGTCAAGCCAAGGGAAAGCGCGTACTAAAACGCCTCGATTCGTCGCGTCTGCCGCGAAAAAAGACCGGATTATTAAGGACTCGAAAGACCCGCAAGCACCCATGCGCTTGTGAAGTCTATTCATATTCTCCTGTGAGTTGTACTTCTCAGGCTTCATCATACTTATTCATTGCGTCAATAATACATGTCGTCCAATCCTCTGTAATCGCTGCGTCATGGTCGTCTTGGTCGTCAAAGATGGATGAGTCAACCAATCCGTATTGCTCAAGGAGTCGCTGAACCTCACGGGTTACGCGCTGTTCTCGTCTTAGCCGCCGTTCAGTCATTTTTCCAAATAAGTTCTATGTTCATAGTTTTCGCTGTGTGCTCAAGAAGCTTGGTAACGTAGTACCGCTTGTCACTCGTCATCTCTTCGATGAATCCATGTGTAAACAGGTAGTCGATAGCATCGTTGAGTTCTTTCAGGTCGCTGTCCGTGCAGGTTACAGCCTTGAGTCGTGTCACTTTAGTCATTGTGTTCTGTAGTTTCTGTGTTATAATCTTCAGCGTATTCGAGGAAGCGTTCACAGTACTCCTTGAGACGCTTGAAGGCAGCCGCCTCCCGTCTAGAAGTTATCCGGCGTTCATCTTCGAGGTGTTCGACACACTTCGCCATATCAATCGCGGTGTTCTCAAACTTGCAGTAGTCCATACTAGGCATCAGGCGGTGGGGGTTTGGGGTTCAATGTCGTTAGGAATCAACTTAATCTTTTGCAAGGCGTTACGTACCTCGTGGTCACTGATTTTCGTCTCACAATATTTCTCAGCCGCAACTTCAGCGTCGCTCTCATACACGCCGGCGGCACGCATGAATGCCCGGTGTACATCCACGAAGCAGTTTAGCGTCATGTTATTGCAGTTTCCATCTTCGTCCTCAGCCTCGATGTTCACGTCGTGGTCGACAGTGCCCGTGTCCCTGATGTCATCAAGTATGAATCGAGCCCCACAGAGAAACGCTTGGTGCAGCGACTCCTCACTCGGGGCGCTCGTCGCCGTCTCGAGGGCGGTGGTAAGACCCTTGAGGGTCTCTAGTAATTGTTCTTTGTTCATTGTGTTTTGTTTTGTGGTCGTAAACATATATTAACTTGAGGGGCTGACCAAATACTGAGCTCAAGCCGTGTCGATTTTGTCACTCGGTTTGTGCCGACTCTTGAGTTTGAAGGTTTATTTCAATGCTGATGTCCTCAAGCGGGATGTTGAGGTGCTCGCTGATTGCTTTGCGCACAGCCCTCGTAGTACCGCTGAAAGCAGTTCGATTCATCATTAGGGCGTGCGTGTCAACTTCTACAAATAGTTCGAGCTGAGAGCGCGTGGATTCCGGATGCCGCTCGGGGGCCTGCAATTTCCAGGAGTCGTAACCGGGGATGTGATTAGGGTCAGTCATGTTACTTGATTGGGGTAGCGAAGTCAGGGGTGGCAAGGGTGTATCCGCCCTGCGTGTCGTGCAGTACGAGAGCGCACAGGCCGATGCCC